TTTGGAAAGCTGGCGAGACACTGAGCATGGTTCGCGATGGAGATAAATCAGCGGCTATGGCACGAATCCCAGCATTGGCTGGACTTGCATTTGCTTACGTCGTTGCCCCAGCTATCATCGAAGAAATGGTCTCACCACTTCAGAGTAAGCCAGGAGAATCATGGGTATCTAAAGCCGCAAAGGGATTAGCTTTTACACTCGGGGCTAGCTGGGTCGGGGTGCGTGATATAGCATCTGCGCTTGTTGGGAATTTTGAACCAAGTGTTGGATTGCTTTCAACTGCAGGTAAATCAATCGTAGATTTTGTGCGTGACCTTGGGAAAGATCATCCATTTGGTAAACAACACGCACAAACATTGATCAAACACTTCTCCATCCTACTCGGCACAATGACAGGAATTGCACCTGCGCAAATTGGGCGAACTGCAGCATTTGGGTATGGAGTTCATACCGGAACAGAACATCCGAAAGGGTGGGGCTGGATGCGTGGACTGCGATATGGAACCGCAAAGCCTCGGGAATAATATAATATAAAAATCTGGAGAGTTATATGTCCGAGGCTATTGACATTGCTAAGATACAAAAAGACATCGAACAACTGCGGCGGGATTATAATGCTATGGATGGGGCGTACCAGATAGTGGTGGAGACAAATACCTTACTAAAGGAGGTGATAAATTTATTAAAAGGAACCGGCTCGCATGATATTGGATTGATAAATCGAGTTGTGATTTTAGAGCGATCATCATTATCAAAGGAAGACGCAGAACAAGTTATGGGCCGTATTATGGCCCTAGAAAAAACAAGTGTTAGTAAACCAACCGCAGTTTGGATGGCTGCTACCGCCGGCCTTGCTGGAGCAGCAATGGCATTTATTAGTTGGCTATGGCCAAATCATCATTAACCTTGATTTGGTTTATACATCTTTACCTTGGCCTTATGCACACTATGAACGCAGTAGATCATTCCGCTGCGTTCCATCATTTCAACAATGCGCAAGGTTGAATGTATTGGCAAGCGTTCTTTGGCGAAGGCTGTAATTGCGGTCTCGCTTACACCTGGGCCCATATCATTGATGCGGATGAAGTGAATTATCTCATCAATAGCCGCACCATCTGCATTTGTTGCACCCGCCTTGAAAATATCCGACATTGTATCTTCGGTTTCGATGAGCCAACCAAGCGCACGATTGAAATCGGCTTTGGTTAATGTGAGTGCGTCACTGCGATCCACTGAACTGATCATCGAGAGTTTGTAGAGATGCACCCTGCGACGGGTAATGTAGTGGGTTAATTTTGGGTGTAGTGGTACAGGTGGTTCGCCTAAATGGCGCCAATTGTTCACAGCCTCACGATATTCTTCGGTGACCTTGAATTGCCCAGAGAGCTCATTGATACGCATCAAGTCGTGATCAAGATCAATACTATGATTAACTTTTACGGGAGCGAAGTCATCCCCGATGGTGCGCTCATCCGAAAACACCATGATTAATCTTGAAGTAAATCCCTGCCCCCATGCCTTCTCTGGCATAAACGCGGTTAGGTTTTGTGGTGTGCTGCCGGTGAGAATATTTATCTGTGGGCTTTGGATTTTAATATTGAGATCATTGGTGCGCCGAACTTGACTGTAGACATCTGGATCGTAGAGTGCGGATAGGCCATCTACCATTTCATTGTCGTACTGGTGGATAAACGCACCAAGCTCATCAGCGCAGATGAACATGGAATTGTATTCCAGATCAGGTTCACGCTCTCGGGAAAACAAACATTTGGAATTCACCAAGCTATCCACAAGTGAAGCCCACGTCATTGAAATGGGGGCGAGATGTATTTTTGCCAACGTGCGAATGTAAGTACGCCCCTCACGAATGGTGCGTGTTTTACCTGTACCCGGATGGCCGAGGATTATTATATACAAGTTCGGGTACAAGGGTGAACTGGTTGTGACCCAGACCTTCTGCTCCAGTGCTGCAGCAAGGATACCAATCGCAGTCCATCGGCGAAAGATTGCAGGACTTTCCAATCGCTCTGTCTGCAAGACAAATGTATCAATCCAACTTCCAAGCTTCCGCTGAGCGCTTCCATTTGTCTTGCTCACTGTTACACCATTTTATCAAGGAGGCTTTTAACTTTGCTACGCTTACGGTCGTCATGGCCGTGGTAATCTTTAAGTCCGTCAGGATTGGCTGACGAATAATCCGCCTTATTCCATCCAACCTTACAATCATATGGAATTCGTAGCGTTCTGCCGCCGTTAAGCTCAACGGGCACCACGATGTTATCCATAAGTTGCGAGATGATTTTGTCTTCGTCTCGTTCTGGGTACATAAAAGTAAGTGCGTCATGATCGTGCATCACAATTGTAAAACCCATTCGCCAAAGTTTGATCATGGCTTGGTTGACGATGTCGGCTAGCGAGCCCTGTGGATCATAAGCCAAAGCCTCTCGCAGTGTCTTTGGTTCGGTGCGCCGTTTAAAGAACCAACGCTTGCGCCCTGTGAGAGAGATAAGATATCCCTTTGTTTTTAATTCATTCGCAACCCACGCATGCCATTGCTGATGTGGAAAGGCTTTGAAGTATAATGTCTGGAATGTCTCGACCAATTGCACTGGAATTCTGGCTTGTGCAGCGATGGTGGCTGGTTGTCCGCCATAGCTCGACCCATGTCCAAGCTTCTTACACATGAATCGATAGCTGTGGTCACGGTAATATAACTGCTCTGCGATGGCTTTGTCTTCTTTAAGATTACCAACCCAACCAAGATTAGGCCATACCATTTTAGCCGATGCAGTGTGCGGATCACCTGTTTCGCAGGCATCGAGATAGCGGCTGTCCCCAAGAATGTTCCACTCTACAGCCCCAACACAAAATGACTCGCCAGATTTAGCATCCATCTTGGCGAACTTCATTCCGGGATCGGAGATGAAAATCGAGCGGAGCTTTTCCTCTACGTTCTGCAAGTTTCCGCCGGTGCCGAAGGTCGAGGCCGAGGATGAAAATCGTCCTGTAGATGTGCCAGCAATATTATATGAAGTACGAATGCGTCCGTCTGGGTCAATGCCAGTACGTAATACCGAGACCTTATCGCCAAGTTCGGTTAATAGATTTATATGTTTGAGAATTTGCTCAGCGATTGGATATATTTCCAGCTTCTCTCTTGCTTCACGATCGCAAGTGACTTTGCCCATTTTGCGAATGGGTTCGAGTTCGAGGCGAGTGTAAAAGAGGTATTGCAGGTCCTTAGGGCTTCGCCAGTTGAACACAGCCAAGCCAACTCCATTGAAGATGATCTGATTTAACTGCGCTTCAAGCCGCTCGATCATCTCAGAGTATTCTTCGATGACCTGCGCTTTGCGGTATTGATCTACCAACACCCCACGTGTGCCCATTTCGAGCACCGGAGCTTGCAGGGATTTGCTGAAGGCATAGGTTCTGGCGGTGTGTTCGTCTAGTTGCGGGACCATCTTCTCGTAGGCTTCGAGCGTGACGCAACAGTCAAGTCCGTTATAGCATTGATCCTTTTCAAACTGGCCGAGGGCGTCGAGATCATCTACATCGGTGCGGATTATATGCAAGTTAGTTCCTCCAATCAGAGTGACCGCATGATCAGACTAAGATCATCTAGCCCATCCACAAAAGCAATTGGAGATAATTCTTGAATATAATGTAATCCATATTGAGTAACACCCGAGGGCTTACCCTCCTTGGTGATGACCAACATTAATGCAGTTGCTGAAGAACAACAATTTCTTGGGTTTGATTCTGTAATAGCAAGTAATATCATCATCTTACCGTCACGTAATCCGCGCGCACCGCGAACTGGATAAACATTTCCAACCCTAGGTTCATCAAAGGTGCTAAGATGATCAGTTTCAATTGTTATCTGCATGTTAATTCCCCCGCTTGATTGTTTTTGTATGCTTCCGCATTCCCTTCCAACTGCGTTCATTGGTGAAGATCGAACCCAAAAACCCCAATCCCTTCAGGGCCTCTGGTTGCAAAGCATGACTGAGCAACATTGTATCTTCCTCCGCTGCGAATGTTTTTAACCGATAAGCCCGCCAGTTGAATCCAATATCATATAATCCATTCTGGTAAACCTTTGGTATT